TGAGCAGCAGATGGTAGAAGACCATCGCTTGCTTTCTTGCGCTTCGGTCTTAATGCCGTCGCTTGGCGCAGCACAGCAATTGCAGCAGGTGTGGCTTTCTTGGCAACAGTTGTCATTTACTTTTTCCTTATCCATACTTGCCATCCCTTACGTAGGATTTCGATTTCATCTTTGTGTTTGTTTAGCCAAGCATCTATTGCTGGCTTAGGGTTCTTATCTGTACCGTCTGGGTGGTCCCACTCATAGTCATCAAACGCCATGATACCCTTTGGCTTTAACAAATCCCAGGATAAATCAGCATCTAATGTTACCGATTCAGGTAGGTGGTCACCATCGATATAGATAAAATCATACTTGAGTTCTCTGTGGTTCTTTAACCAGTCACCACTAAATGCTTTATGTGCTTGAACTTTCTTACCATAAGAAGCGGTCTGTTCCTTGTAGGCTTCCTGTATATCATCCCAGTCATAGATTGATTCATGCTGTAGGTTACCACACCAAGGGTCTATGTCTACCAGTAATGATGATGGGTCAGTAAGTATATTCTCTAGTAGCCAAGCAGATGCGTTGCCAGTAAAGACACCTATCTGTAGGAACTTAAGATTCTTCTTACCTTTAAACTCTGCTAGTCCTGATTCAAAGTCAGCAACTGTAGCATTATCGTAGAACCATTTAGGAAATTTGTCCGCTTTTGTCCCCATTGTCCCTATCTTCCTATTAGTTGTTTAACTAGGTCGGTTAGTAACTCAACCTTCTCGTCCAATTGATTGACCTTATCTTTTAAACTGGACCCTCCATTGGGTTTAAGTTCATTAAGATAATGTTTAACCATCCATCTAATAGATGTTGCTAGTGCTCCTATTAAAGTGGTTACGGCTACGGCTAGTCCAGCCCAATCAGTTGGTGTCATCATGATTCCCTATACGGTTCTAATGGTTACCTCAAGGATACCACCGAAGCCACTGAAGCCTCTGTCTGGTGGAGTTCCACGAGTAAACGATACTTGTTCAATTACAATCTGGCGAGATTCACCAGTTGTGAAGTCTTGTAGTGTAACTACATCTCCACTCTTTTCTATATTCTCAAGTGCTTGAATTCTAGCAAATGCTCTTCCTTCATATCCAACTTGAACATTGTATCTATCTGTTTCGACATCAAAGCAGTACAGTGGGAACTGCATGATTTGCTGACGAGGCGTAGCGATAGTAGCCTTTGCTTGGTATCCCTTAAATGTAGGACCCAAAGATGTGGTTGTAGCATCTCGTCCAAAGATAAACTTATATGCTACATATTCTTGCGCTGTCTCAGGCTGAGATGTTGTTACCTCAACTGCTGGGACGGTAGGACTATAGGTAATAATTTCATACTCAGTATTGTTTCTATCTATAATATCCAAAGCAAGACTTCCATAGGAGAAGTCACCACGACCAAGGAGGCGCTTAAAGTTCTTTGGCTCTAGTGTGCCGTACCGAATAAACCCTGTGGTTAGATATCCAGTAGGACGTAAGGTAGATTCTGCTTCAATATTAATTGTTCCAGTTTTATTAACCAATGCTGTAGCAGATGATACTGCGGTTGATGCAACGTCAGCACCTGTTACGGAGTAGGTAAATGTAGTAGTAGACGGAACGCTAGCAACTGTGTATTGCCCGTTGAATACGGAACTAGATACAGCAGCAACACCTTCTACCCAGATAGAATCACCAACGGCTAAGCCGTGTACCGCAGAGGTAGTAAGTGTAGCAACACTAGATGTTTTTGCTTTGTTAGTAATTGTCCCAGCATTAACTGCTGTGGTGCAGAATACAAGTCTATTTAAATCACCAGCAAAAGCGCATGATGTAGTTCTATATCCAGTTATATCATCAACATACAAATCATTTGCGTATGCAAACCGTAATGTTTCTATTTCATTTCCTAGGTCAATACGGATAACACCAGGATTTCCAGCAACGCTAGTAGCGCACCAGACGAATTTGTCTCGTGCGGCAAAGTCATAACACGGCTGAGAAGTCTCTACAATTAGTGGACCATAGTTGATGGAGCCGTCAGTATCTGAGACAACTGCCGCACGGATTCCCTTATTTGTCCCAATCATCATATATCCAAGATAGTAATATATCTTGTGGATGATTTCTCCTACAGGCATCTCGGCTGAGATAACAGCGGATGTAAGTGTAGGCATCGTGCCAGATGTACTTAATGTAAATTTAAAAATAAATGATTGAATACCACTATAGGCAGCAACATAGATAGATGAACCAGATGATGATATTGAAGAAAAGACTATATCAGAATCGCCATGTGTATACAAGGCTGTAGGTAAAGACGACGCAGTTACTGGGAATTCATAAATCTTATTATTGATAGCCATGACAATACGGTCTTTAACATATTCCATTGTGCCTTTAGATACTACAATAGAACTGTCTTTGAACAATAGGGTTGCTGATGTAGATGAATTACCAGTCAAAGGTTTCTTGTATACAGCAGTTTTGTCAACGCCTGAATCAAGGATGCGTGTCACCCAATAAGCATTAACACCATCATCACAGATAGCAAAGACAGGATAATCAGTACCTGCTGCGTTATCTATGAAGTGAGTTTCTGTTCCGTCTACTGCAATCTTGTCAACATCATACTCATCATGTAGCAATACACCGTTAGTCCCACCCCATTGGATAGAACGTAGTTGTTGGAATGGACGTTTGTTAGATTCGATATCGCCAGTTGTGTAGTGGGAAGTAGATGTATTTTTAAGCATTGTGACTTGTCCCTTAGTCCACACATCGACACCCTTGCTATCAGTAAATCTGTGTGCTACAGTTTCACCAGCGGATGGGTCATAGAACTTAATACCTGCTCCGCCATGAAAAGAAGATTGAGAACGAATCCACCAACCAGTAAGTGATTGCTCGCCTGGTTCTGAACCATTATCAAATTGGTCTTTACGGAATGGTGCAGTCTGTCGACGATATGGTCTCGCATCTGAGATAGCATAGAAAAATGGCAAGCCACCAATAGCAATGTCATATGCCTCTGCCGTATTCTGCCAAGTAGCAGAAGACGATACAATACCTAAGTCAACCGCAATCGCTCTACTAGAACGACCTTCGGTAATATCACGACCAGCCACAGTGCTCCTTAATTAGAAATTTATTTATATTATTACTTAAGCAGAAGGACCAGTTATTTCAATCCATTCTTGATTAGGTTCAAACCATCCATAACGCTTGCCATCTGTTGGATAAGGAACTGGTGATTCCCATCGACAGGTTGCTTCATTGAGAGTCCAAGATGCCCAAGGCTTAGGTGCTATAAAAGCATTACGACCTGTGTCATATGTATAGCCAACACCTGCATAATTCTTGCGGAACGTCCCATTATAGGAAGTTTGCTTCCATAATGTGTGTCCGTGTAGACCTGTTAGAAAGTCTACTCCTGCTTGTTCTGACTCATTACCATCAATAGTAATAACATCATTGTTAACAACGTGTACTGCAAGTACATTGTTGTTCTCATCTAGTTTTGCAAAGTGTGCCATTATTCTCCTTAGTATGTAATTGAACCATCGCCATTAAATTGATAAATATGATAACTGCCAGAAGTAGTATATGTTGGAGAACCTGTTGTAGACGATGCCGCTTGGGTTGCACGAAGAATAACTACGCCAGAGCCACCACTTGCACCGTTTCCTCGTGAATCTCCTGTACTGTTATTACCACCACCACCACCAGCACCATAATTAGTTGTTCCTGGGACTGCATTCGTACTACCAGTAGTACCACTTCCACCACCACCTGAACCACCATTAGGGCTTTGACCGCTATCCATGCCACCGCCACCACCACCAGCACGAGTAATAGAAGTACCAGTAATGTCAGAGGCAAGACCTGCCCCACCTGTTCCTAAACTACCCCCACTTCCACTAACACCAGCCCCACCTGCACCGCCACCACCAGCAGCAGGAAAAGAACCATCAGAATCGGCACCACCATTATTTCCTTGAACTGGGGATGCTGTTCTTGTTCCTCCAGTACCACCATCGACAGAACCACCACCACCTGAACCACCAGCAGCACCGTTGTATGCACCAGCACGGCTTCCACCACCGCCACCGCCTGTAGAAGTAATTGTAGAAAATACTGAGTTATTGCCACTACTTCCTGTATTAGAACCACTTGTAGAACCAGCACCACCACCACCAACAGTTACTGAATATTGTGTTCCAGGTGTAATTGTTAAACTAGATTCTGCACTTCCACCACCACCTGTTGTGTTAGCACTTGTACGATAACCACCTGCACCGCCACCTCCGCCTGCATTGTATCCACCACCACCACCGCCTGCGATTACAAGGTAGTCAGCAGTAATAGTTAATACAGTACTCTGGTCCCAAAATTTAGAGGACTTAGAGCCTGTCTTAATGCTTGATGTAGAAAATTTACGAATAGCCATTAGAAAGTTATGCTCCCATCTCCATTAAATATATAAATACCTGTGCTTGGATTTGAAGGTGAACCTGTTGTGCTTACAGCAGCACGACCTGCAGATATAATTACTACACCTGAACCGCCTGCTTGACCGTTACCGCCTGAACCCGTTCCATCTTGACCACCGCCACCACCGCCTGTGTTTGCAGTTCCAGCAGTCTGTCCTCCTGTATTTAAGCCACCATTACCACCGCCCCCAAGCCCACCTAGCCCTCTAGTGCCAGCACCAGCAATATTAGTTCCGCCACCTCCACCACCAGCATAATAAACTGAAGTACCCGTTATCGAGTTAGCGTTTCCGTCTCCACCGTTGCCGCCAAATGCAGTGTCTGCGCCAGTCTCACCTATTTCAGATGCACCTCCACCGCCACTTGAACCTGATGACCCAGTAGTTGCACCACCAGCAAAACCTTCTACTGGAGAGTAAGAGCCAGCGTTTCCCGCACCGCCTGCAGTGTTTGTATTAGAACGAGTACCACCACCTGAACCACCTGAACTGCCACCATAAAACCCAGAAGATTGACCGCCACCGCCGCCACCTCCGCCTGAAGAACTTGTAGAATTAAAAGTTGAAGTAGTACCAGAAGCACCTCTACTACTTCCGTTAACGCCACCAGCACCACCACCACCAACTGTGACCGTATAAGAAGTTCCTGGAGTTAAAGATTGAGAAGTAAAATAACGATAACCGCCAGCACCACCTCCGCCACCTGCTTCATAACCACCACCACCGCCGCCTGCAACTATTAGGTAGTTAGCGGTAACAGGAAGTTGTGTAGTCTGGTCCCAAAATCGGGTGTATTTAGGCAACGCTTGCGTAAACCTAGAGTTACTAAATCTTGAGATAGCCATCAGTGATTCCTTTTCTAAAAGTTGTTAGGCGATTTCTGAGCCGAATGCTGTGAATGACAGGTTGGTATCTGAAGAAGATACATACAACTTATCAGAAGCATTCATTGTGATACCTAGTGTTAGAGCAGTGGTATCATTTGCAGCGATAGCAACATCAAAAGCAAGATAGTGCTTATCTGCTAATGTCTCATCGTCTGGTCTTAAAATAATTTTATATGTCTTTGCGGCAGCAGCACGATTACAAATAATCAGTGTTGAAATTACTGCCTCTGTTGCAGAAGGACAAGTATATAGGGCGGTTGCAGTAGTTGAACCAGCCAACTGTCCTAGTACTTTATATGAGTTTGCCATTGTTTCTCCTTATTACATTCCGCCCAGCAAAAATGCTGTGGGGGTTGGGTCGGTGGTTATTGTTGCCCAGGAAGCAGATGTACCATTGGTGGTCAAATACTTTCCTGAATTTCCTGTTTGAGATGGAAGAGCATCTACGCTTGCCCAAGATGCAGCACTTCCATTAGTTGTTAGATATTTACCAGAGTGTGTGCTCTGGGACGGGACTACATATACGGAGGCAGTATCAAGGGATACTGTTACAGTACCTGATGTTCCTCCACCTGATAGTCCTGTTGAGGCGGTTACGCCTGAGATATCGCCTGCTTGGTTATCGGCATTGGTTCTTGCTTTTGACATTATGCTCCCATCAACATTAGTGGATTGAATCCTGCTTCAGGTGCAGCAGCCCATTTAATTCCTTGGCTCTGGCTGCTATCAGCAGTAAGGATAAATCCATTAGTTCCAACTGCTAATCTTCCTATTGTATCGCTTGCAGTTCCTACAAGTAAGTCACCCTTTGCATCAATAACGGTTACTGTTAATGCATTGGCAACGCTATATGGTGTCCAAGATAGAACCTCTGCAACATCACTCGCAGCAAGGGCTGGAGATAATCCAGTAATTGTAGTTCCAGTAGATGCTGTATAGTCAACATTGCGAACTAACAAAACGCCATTTAAATAAACTTGTTCGTATCCAACTGTATAAGAAAGACTTACTGAGTTATCATCTGTTGAACTAAGTGTTGTTTCTCCGCCAGACATTGTCTTGCTCCAGCGAGTAGATGATACTGCAGATGTTATACCTTCCCATGCAGAAGTGCTAGCATCCCATACCTGCATAGCACCAGTTGTGGTATTCCAATAAAGAGCACCAGCAACTAAAGCATTGCCATCATTATCAAGTGTTGGAGCGGATGCTTTAGCGCCTAAGTATCGGTCATCAAATGAATCATACGAGGCAGCAGCAGCAGTAGCACTTGCGGCAGCGGCGGCTGCATCGGCAGCAACTGCAGTTCCAATTGCATCAGCGTATGCTTTTGTAGCAGCATCTGTGTTAGAAGTTGGAGTGCCTAGTCCTGTAATCTTATTGGTTCCCATAGCGATTGCACCAGTCATAGTGCCACCTGCTAGTGGAAGCATTGTATCTGCATAAGCCTTAGTTGCTGCATCTGTATTAGATGTAGGTGTTCCAAGACCAGTAACCTTATTTGTACCCATTGCTAGGTTGCCAGTCATTGTAGAGCCAGCCTTAAGAACTACTGTATCTGAGAAGTTTGCTGTATCAGCAAGTGCTGCAGCAATCTCATTAAGAGTATCTAATGTAGATGGAGCGCCATCAATAAGGTTGTTAATCTGGGTATCTACATAAAGTTTCGTAGAAGCATCAGCATTAGATGTAGGTGTAGCAAGGTTGGTAATCTTCTGACTATTTAATGATACTGAGCCAGTAGGAGCAGCCATTTGGTCTAGGCGAGATGTTCTCACCTGTGTATCAAAGTCTGAGATAGTTGATGCTGTCTGGGTACCAGTATGGTTAGCACGAGCCAATGGGTCAGTTGCTAACTTGCTTAGAGCAATTGCTGCTGAAGCATTGATATCAGCATTAACAATTGTTCCATCTGCAATCATAGTAGATGTAACTGTACCTGAATCTGCTGCAGTAATTGCAGTTCCAGAAATCTTAGTCTTGTCAATAGCAGCAGATGCACTAATGTCAGCATTGACAATAGTTGAGTCCGCAATCATTGTTGAGGTAACAGTTCCAGTATCTCCTTGAGTTACTGCTGTACCTGAAATTTTAGTAGATGCAATGGCTGCTGCAGAGTTGATGTCTGCGTTTACAATAGTGCCATCGGCAATCATGGTGCTTGTTACAGTACCAGTATCGGCTGCTGTAATAGCAGTGCCTGTTACTTTAGCAGGTGCTATAGAGCCAGCAAGCATTGTGTTGGTTACTGTACCAGTATCAGCAGCGGTAATTGCTGTGCCTGAAATCTTTGTTGCTGCGATAGCAGCGCTAGAATTAATATCGGCATTAACAATTGTACCGTCAAGAATCATTGTACTGGTCACTACCCCAGTATCAGTAGTCTTTACGACGTTAGCAAGAGTGATACCATGCGCTGTTGTAGTATTCTCGATGTGGTCATTAGCCTCTTGTAGGTCTCGACCAATAATCATATGGCGTACTGCTGCACCAGCGGAGTGGGCTACAGCCGTTGAGCCGTCTCTTCCGCGAGTAATAGTAAGTGTATTGCCAGAAGAGTAGTTACTTATATCTACAATTTCTTCATTGGCTGTATCTGGGTCGATAACAACTGTATATGTTTCAGTTGATGTAGGTGTCTTTCCACCCATTAATTGCGAGCCAGAAATTACAGTCATGGTTAAATCGCCTGATGCAATTGCTGACGCTAGTGTCGTTTGTTGAGAACGAGAGGAGTATTTGCGTGTTGTCATTTAGTTCCCTATCGGCTGTAGTGGACGCGGATTGGATATTGATTTTGTTGGCGTGACGTTTCTTCTTTCAAGCGTTGTGTATACAAAGCATACAACTGCTTGGTCGCAGTATTCGACGCACCAAATGGACGCTTGCTATCTGTCTCGTCTGCTTGTGGGCTGATTTGGGCAGCACGAGCAGGGTCTAGATATGTTAGCAAACGATATGCGGCCCCAAGGATTATGACATCCTTACATGATTCTGGTAAACCAGTTTGTGTAGCAAAGTCTTGTGAGTTAGAAGTAAAGGCTTCTGCGTCTGTAGCGTAGATTACTTTAACTGTTCTTCCAGGTGTAATATAATCACCAATAGTAATTGTTTGTGCATTAGCGGCAAAAGCAGTGGAGTCTGCTTTAGAATCCCAAGACCATCTGCGTACTGGAATCCATTCTTCAGATGGACCAACGGACTGCCACATAATGCTTAGAACATTTGAGATAACATATCCGTCGTAAATATTATATGTTGTAACTGGTGCTTCATAGGTAAATGTCATACTCTTGACTGCAAACATGGAAGAGCCAGTAGAACGAACAGTATCGTTAATTGCCTTCTTAACTGAGTTGCGAGGAAATACTGGGGAGATAGAAACCTTAGAATCAGCAGCGTGTGTGCTGGCAGTTGTTCCTAGATATCCTCTACCGTAAGGAGATACCGTAGCAGTATTAGCAATACGGTCAAATGTATCAATCCACATTAACTCTTCGCCAATTTCTACGATACCCTTACCAACTGATTCGGTAGAACCGAGGCTAAGAATTGTAGGTGATGTAGATGAGGATGTGGTTGTAGACACCGCAGTTTTAAGATAGGTTGTTCTTTCCTGTTGGTATGTATAGCCAGAAAGATTGATTAATACTTCATCGATAAGATTAGATAGTGTAGTTGTCATTAGGCGTCTATGCTCCGTAATGCAGCAGGTGCTGCTAGTCCAGTGGTTCCAGCAAGTTCATTACAGATACCATCAATGTCTTTAAATTTATCCCTAGTGCGTCCTGCTTCTGCTTTGATATTAAGAGCACCTACGGTTGCAAGTCCAGTAGTGCTAGCATAAACATTAGCAGCACCCTGCTCATCTAATCCTGTTGTACCAGCAAGACGGTTAAGTTCTGCTGCCAGGCTACTACCTGCTTTACCAAGTGCCATTATGTATCCTATCTAGGTGTAATGATTTTCTTATCAGGGGTGATAAGTTTTGATTTAGCCTCTTGTTTAGGCTGACCAAAGAATGCTTTGTAATAATGTTCATCGAACGAGAACCGCTTCATATGTGGTGCAGTTGCTCCTGTGTGGCAGTATAGTGGAACTTCAGCCTTGTCGCATAGGGCAAAGAAGAATATATCTTCACCTATGAACTTAGAGCCTCTACCCATTTCCATGAATAGTTGTTCCTCAGGTGATACTTCCCGAACCTTAGGTACTATACTGCGATGCATTAGAATGAATCCCATTCCTGCTGCATCTACTTTAATTAGTTCATTAACTGGTAATGGATGTACTCTGGATAATCCAAAGCCACCTTCTCCATCATTAACAAAACTAAATATTGTAGGCATAGGAATCATTAAAGGTTCCTCTGGATTATCCGTAGTAAAGTATACTCCAGTAATTAGTGGACGCTTTTCAGCATCTTTGTTATCCCATAACAACTTAAATTTTTCTGGACTAATTACTACATCTGAGTCTACCCATAGTAGCCATTCGTAATCAGTCTTATCGTACCAGTAATCAATTACTGTTTGGCGTTGTCTAGCAATCTGATTGCCTTGACTACGTAGTGTTGCATCAAAGTGTATACCAGATTTAATAATAACATCTGTTATACCTTGCATGAACTTGCCATCTACCATTCCATTATCGCACCATACTAGTGCAATAGAATCTTTTTTGCTCATAGTCCCCTGTGTCCCTATCTGTACTTTGCTGCTTTTTTTGCTATTGATTTAGGTTGTTTAACAAACTGTTTACCTTTAGCATTACCTGCAGCCTTTGCTTTATTAGTAGCGGCTTTCTCAGCAGGGCTTAGTGCTGCCCATGCCTTCTCAGGTAAATATCTTTTCTTACCCTTAGATGGTTTACCATCAGAGGTTGTCCACTTTTGCTTAGTCCAGTCTTTTAAAGACTTTTGAGATTTGGCTAGTGCCATTATCTATAACCTCCGCCAGCCTTCTTGTATTGAACAGCAAGTAGTTGTGCTTTACGGGCTGACCATTCTCCAGGGTCTCCACCCTTAGACCCAGCCTTAATCTTCTTGAACAACTTAGCCCTCATCTCAGGCTTAGTGTAATTGCCAGCAGCATTAACTTTAGACTTAGTCTTTTTCTTTGCTACCATTTTACTTTATCCGCCCAATATGCTGCAGACATTTTACCTTTAGCAATATTCTTTCTATGACGTGCTTTAAAAGATTTTTGTCTTGCTGTAGGTTGTCTGTCTCCAGTAACACCTTGCTGACCAAATCGAATTGTCTTTACTTGACTTCCTTCTTTGGCTACAACTACGTGTGATTTAGTAGGATGTTTAGGAGTACGCTTTGGTTTATTAAAACCAGACACTCCTGCTCTAGCGAGCCTTGAGTCCTTTTTGTTTTCCATGCTCCCCATACTTTCCTAAGATTGACCTAATGGTTCCGTTCTTGTTCAACCGAACCACTAGACCATTCTTAATTTGAACTGGATTAAAACCATCGTGGCGCTTATGACTACCACTAGATGACATTACTTCTTCTTACCCATTTTCTTCATAACCATTTTCTTAGAAGCAGCCTTTTTCGCCGCTTTCTTGGCCATAGCCTTACCTTTTGGAGTGTAAGGGAATTCCATTTTTCCTACTTTTGGCATTATACTTGTCCTATCTCTTTCATTACGGCTGCGGCTTTGGGTGTGATATCTTTCGTTTTAGGCATAGTGTCCGCATTATACGCTTTGCCTAAAATCTCTGATGCTTTATGCGCATCTTCTACATGACGCATAGTTGTCCCTGCTGGTTGTATACCTTGTGCTCTTGCATCTCGATAAGCCTGAAGTTCTGCATTCCATTTTTTATCTGGAATATCTCTTTTAGCATCTCCTGCATTTACTTGTAAATTCATTACCTTGCATCCGAAACATCCTTCAACTTCTGTTGGATGGTCTTGCCAGTGATATGCCATACTCGTCCCTTACGCTGCTGTGAAATTAGCCTCAGTTATTCCTAAGCCAGATGATATTAGTGCAGCCTTAGTAGTATCATCTACTATATGTTCGTGGCCACCAAGATAAAATTCATCATAGGTTGCTATGTCTTCGTCCAGTGGGAATCTTACTTTAGAATAGGTAGCACCGCTTTTGGCAATACTAACACCCTTATTAAGTTTATAGAAGTAAAATAGTCTATGCTTACCGATAGGTGCTTCTTGTACAACTGGTGTTGTAAATGTGTAGTCTGCCATTGTTCTCCTTAATGAACTTACTGTAAGGCTAGAGTTTCCCCTAGCCCTACCGTCAATCAACTAAGCGATTGATGAACCTGATTCGATTCGGAATAGTGCCTCTTCGCGGTAGCGAGCAAAGCCTAGTACGCCGTACCAACCCATTGGGCGGTGACGCATCAAGCGGTCAACTACTGGTCCGATAACTACATGTGGCTCTTCGGCAACTGCCTCGGCCAATGCCTGTTGTCCAGCGATGATTGTGCGGTACACCTTTGCAGATGAAGAACCGTCAGTTGCTGTGTACAGACGTGGAGACTCTACGAAGTATGCACCCTCGTATGTTCCAATTTCTCCTGCCCAGATGCGGTCTTGTGAAGAACCGTATTGGTTAGGAAGCAACCATCCTGCTGAACCTGTCTCAGCACGTAGGTCGTGGGATACCTCTGGGTGTAATCCAGCCCAGTATAGTGAACCCTTGCGACCATTAGCCTTGTTAGCACGTAACTTAGCAACAGCCCTACGGATGTTTGCTGAAGATAGTGTTGCGGCTGCTGTGATAGTTGCAGTTGATGTTGCTGTTGAACCTGAGTAGATTACGTTTGAACCGCCACGCAATGTTGTCATTGCTACAGCGTCGATAGAATCTGCTAGGTTGTAAGCGATAATGTTTGCAATTGCAGGGTCAACATCTGCAAGAGAGAATAACTCTAATGCACGTGTTACCAACACTGAGTTACCGTACTCTGCAAGAGTAATGGTTACTGATGTTGGTGTTGACATTGCTACTGCTTCTGGGTCAGTTGTTTCTGTTAGAGCAGTTGTTGCTGCTGAAAGGTCAACATAACGTTGTAGAACAACGGTTGAGCCAGGGATTGCTTGACGGGCTGGGCGCTTATCTGCGACTGAACGAATTAGTGGTTCAGAGCGGAGAGCGAATTCTAGAAGACGGTCATACGCCTTCTGTACTAGACCAGCACCACCAGCGGTTCC